GCTCTTTTGCGTTCAAATACTGGTATAATTCGGCAAACCGCGAAGTAATGTATGGCTGTAGATACTTGTTGCAAAACTTATCCATAACATCAACTATCTTTTCTTTTGGCGTCGATCCCGGCAAAGTTTTGACGAGAGGTTCCAGATTCAAATAACAAGAGTCTGTATCGGAACCGATAACATAATCCACGCCATTTGTTTTGAATGTCACATTAAGATACGCATTAAGATACTTCTGAATCCATTGAATAGCTAACTGACCAGTCATAGTAATTGCTTCGGCTTGATTGAGATCGAAATACCGAAAGTATTGGTTACCCAAAGCACCGTATGCACTGTTAAGACTGATTTTGGCAGCCATCTGCTGAACGTCGAATTGTACTGCTTCTTTACGATACTTCGCTTCATCCGAAGTTGACAGATTAGGTTCTTCTAATTTTTTCTTGGCATCCAACATCTTTTTCTTGAAGACTTTTCGACGATTGAAAAATTTCTCCATGAGTTCAGGAAGAAATCCCTTAACCTCCCTACGAAAACACTGCCCATTAGCGCCAACCGACAAATCGAGAGCGACCGCGGCGGACAGATCACATTTTTTCTCCAAGAGATCATTTACAGTAACCTCAATTTTGCGATCTACAATTGTATCCGGAGAAATATTGAGAAAACGAATAAGATTGGGATACAGAGAGGCCAAGTCAAAACTTACGATCCATTTATACTCACCAGGTTTTGGGTCCTTGACATACGCGCCGGCATATTGTTCATCTTTTCCGGAAGACCTCTTCAAAGGAATAGCAATTTTTTTCGCATTAAGATGGTTGTAGATCAACATATCCCAGGTGCGAACTTGGCTAAACACATCAACGTAGTTAATTCCGGCAGTGTATGCCATCGAAACGTGCAAAGACAAAAAGTTGAGTTTATCTTCTAGTTGCTCGACCAATTCTGCATCATGCAAATTGTACAGGGCAAACAACTGATGGTCTTTTGTGTAGAATTCTCGAAAATAATCGTATTTGTCGGTCCATGGAATTTTTCTTTTGTTCAACTCGGCATTAGCAATGTGATCGAGAGTGTATGATTCCTGTGGGCTTAGACTGTATTTTCGATACAATTCCTGATAGTCTAAGGTATCAATTCCCTCAATGGCATAAACCTCTGCGATCTTGCCTCGCACTTCAACCTGATCGTACGTAATCTTATTCCATGGAGAAAGACTTTTCGCCTTATCTTCACCAAACAAAACACCAATACGGCGAATCAGATATGGAATGTCGAAGAAACGAATATACCATCCAGTGATAATATCAAGATCGATCGTTTTCCAAACACCAATGAAATCGAGCAATAATTCTTTTTCAGTTTGGTGCAATCGATACTCAACTCCAGCAGGCAAGACGGCCGGCTGCAAACCAAAAACATATCTCTTGTCTTTACACAACAGAGTAATGAGATTTACTCTCTCGTTTGCTGTTTCGATGTTTGGGAAACCTTCTTCCGATTCAGTTTCGATATCGATCGTTCCGACGCGGATTGTGTTGAAGTCGTAAGTCGTTTCCTGCCCGGGAGGGGTTAAACTAGCAATGTATTGATAAATCCACTGTGTATTTCCATATATCTCGAAATTATCCACACCCTCATATGTCTTCAGAAATTCTTGGCATTCCGACATAGTTCCCGGAGACATAGGATAGACCAATTTGCCTTGAATGGTTTTCCACGGGTCTGCTTTGGTTTTGCTCGCACCCGTAACATACAGCGTAGGCAAAAAGCTTGTTCTATATTGAACTCGCTTGCCATCTGCATCATATCCACGAAACAAAATATCGTTGTGTCTACGGGAAACGTTTGTGTAAAAACTCATGATTTTTTGAACTTATCCTCTGCTGTGCCCTTCAAAAATTCATCGGGATGATAAAACGTTCCAGGCTTCGGTAAATCATTGACCTGATCGCTCAGAAGCCCACGTTCTATTCTTTCTTCATGATCCATGAGACAAAATGCGTTCCATGCGATAGCTGCGAGATGGTCTTCCGATCGATCTCCACCCAAATAACAAAAAGTATGTCTAAGGATCGCCTCGACATACCTCGACATACTTAATCCACGTTCCCAATTTCGAGGCGGATACTTGCTTTTGACACCGTTTTCGTAATGTTTAGCAAGTCTATGTATACCATGAACAGAAATCAAATCGTATCGCCCTTTACCAGAACTATCCGAACGCAAAGCTCCACTGGTAAATTGTGCCATGGAATCTCCATGGTTAACAGAATCATAGCAAGGCATAAGATTAAACTCCTGTACTTCCGAAACCACCCTTGCGATCAGTTTTGTCGTCGAGTACTCGATAATCGACTTGCTGTAGACTATAGTTCAATACGGGCACCATTTCAAATTGGGCAATTCGATCGCCGTGCGAAATTTTCGCATCGACGGAAGAGGTATTGTGAACCAGAACATAGCACTGTTTGGTGTAGTCGGAATCGATAACGCCTTCGGCATTAGCAAGAGTAAGACCGTTCTTCAAAGCCAATCCAGAACGAATATGCAAACGAACAGAATATCCTTCCGGAATATCAAAAATATAACCAGTAGGAATCAACGCTCTATACCCAGGTTTGAGTACGATGGCATATCGATCCGAATCGAATGTCTTAAACGCACACAAATTATGAGAAACGTTGCTGTCGCTGTACGCCGACACGATCTGCGTCGAAGGTCCAAAATGTGCCCGAAGATCATAACAGGCAGACTGGGATGTTGCCTTGGTCGGTGCTTGCACCGTGGAATCAATACACATATATTTCAAAATACTCATAATATAACCCTTTCGTTTAACCCAATCGTTTAGGTTTTTTTCCGATAACGTACTTAGGTTCTAAAATCCAATCTGGTTTTTCTGTAAAAGTTAAGACTTTAATGTTGCTCAGGTTAGATTTAGTTTTTGCAATTTTTTCGGTTTGTATGATTTTAATCAAATTCCATTCTTGCAATAACTTTGCAATTGTGTTTCTTCTTTCTTCATCCTCCCCATCAAACGTAATATCGTTTCCGTCCAACCCGTAAAGTTCTTTGAAATGTACAATTGCATAGCGACCCTGTTTATGCAAAATGTGGCAACTTTGATAAAGAATTTTGTCTTTTTTGCTAGCGATGCCAATGCGGGAAAGTGTTTCTCGGATTTTAAGGAAATTTTGAGAAGAAATAATATCTACTTCTACCCCATAACCTCGGAAAACGTCATTCATAAAATAGTCCTATTTTGATATCTAGAACTATTTATGGATTACGTTCCGCCATATCCTGTTGTATACAATTGTAGCAATTGATTTTTATTTTGTTCGCTCATAGTTCGAAGGGCGTCCAGCGCCTTTGTGTAACTATAATCATAGTGATTCTTGACAATTTCCAACAACTGAGACTCTTCTGCTTTGGCCCATTTGGCGAACCTTTTCTTTTTTGTCACTGCGTAGCGTAGATAATCGTACTGCATTTTTGCAGGCATTTCGTGCTTTTGATTCATTGCCTGGGCATGAAAAATCGTATCGGCAAATTGAGACAATCCGCGGTTGACAAGAAAGGCATTGTATGCCTTTTCGTCTTCCGAAGTTTCGATTAGATTGTCTTTGCTGAAAGTAATGCTATTGATAAAGTCAAACGGATTCGTTGTCAAAGTAAATCCTCTTCGTCGGAATTTTCTGCTGTATCAGTCTCAGATCGTTTTCGCAGTTCTTCGACATGGTTGCTGGACATATCAATAATAAGACAAATAGGAATTCTAACCCATTGTTTGTTTTTACAATCCCAGAATCCCTTGTAATAGAAAGAATCAATCCAAGAAACACCAATCCAACGATCAATTGGCGGCGCTTCAACCGAATCATTATTCATTTCCAATTTCTTTTGGGAAATTTTCGTGTGTATTATTTTACCGGTTTCAGATTCATATGTTATGTCGATTTCTTTGGGGTATATCTCGTATAGTGTTTTCTCTATCCAATTACCGAGAAGAATTTCGCTGATGATATTCAGCGGGTCCTTTGTGTTTTCTTCATCGTCGATGTTCAAATTTCTGGCGCGCACAAAGTAATTCGATCTTGTTTCCAAAAATTTATTGCGCAATTCGGCCGCACGAAGGACAAACTCGTTGAATTTACAAGATTTTGATTTTCGAACAATCAGTAGTTCGTCTGAAAGTTGTCGAACGGTTTCGTCCGAAAGACCATTCATTTCACAAATATCGATTATACACAAATGATTTCTGTGAGCCTCTTTCATCTCGACCATGGTCATCGATGGAATGTATTTCTTCCAAATTTCCAAACATGGTTCGTTGTAGGTTTTCTCTAAGTCATATTTTTTGAACAACTGATGTGTCATAATGTTCAAGTCGTTCAGAGTTTGAATTTTGTGTTTGGTTGCCATCATTATCATAGTATTTATTTGAATGTCGCGTTAAGAAGAATTTCTGCCATGCAAGCGGCGAGGCAAATTTCCGGATCCGCACTGAAAGCCATCCGGTACTGATGTTCGCCTAGAATCATGATGACAGCAGGAATGGAAGCCGGCTCGACGTTCTGCGAAAGCCCGTCGTATATCTTACGAAAAATCGTCGCAGGTTCCATATCAGTATTCAATGAAATCCATTTACGTATTTCCGTGTAGTTTTTGGCTTTCATGGAATCGATCAAAGGTTTGATATCGAAGTCCGTATATCTGGATAAAATCCCAGAGTCAATTTGCCCAGAATTTGAATAGCGTTGCAACTCCCCCAAGACCCGCCGGTAATCCGGGAAGTACTTAACAACGACTTCCAAAAGAACCTTTTGATCGAAGGTGATATTCTCGGCTGTCAAAATCTCCTTCGCTCGCTCAAACATTTTCTTAGCCAGAATCGGCTTTTCTTTCGAAGGAATTCGAAAATCAATAACGGAGCATCGGGAATGAAGTGGTTCAATA